CTCGGTATTGATCTTGTCCTCGAGGTACTGCATCATGGGTTTCAGGAGCCGGCTCTTGGTGACGTTCCGGTGGACGTATGCGACCGCCCGGTTCACATCCCCGCCAACGAACTCATCGCTCGGGAACCCGAAGTAGCCCCAGATCAGTTGAGCAACCCATTTCTGGCCTTCGACCCATTCCATTTCATGAAGTTTCTGCGCGATGGTCTGAGCGGTCTCCTGCCCGATCAGGTGCATGGCGTTCCCGGTACGAATGGGGCCCTGGTTATCGACCCGTAACTGCGTGATGCGCTGCTGGATCTGGTCGATCTCGTGAATGTTCGGGTGCGTGAAGATAATGCTCGGGATCATGCCGTTCTGGAAGGTCTTGCCGGCCGCCACGGTGCTGTCAATGAGGTACTGGACGAAATATTTTAAGAACTTAAGATAGTCCGTGCCGTAAATGTCGTCAGACCGCTTGTAGAGCGCGAGGTAACAGACTTCGGACGGGGTATAGGGGATATAGACGCCGGTCTGGGACCGCTGCCAGTACCGCCACGCAAACCCACGGGACCACCAGCCCTGCATCAGGACTTCTTTACCGGGCGTCTTTTCGCTCGTGAACTCTGTCGCCCGGATCCCGATATTGTCATTTGTCGGCACTGAAATGAGCTGCGGGACCCGGTCCATCTCGATCCAGAATTCGGTACCCAGATACGGGCGCATTTCGACCAGTTCCCGGCGTCGGTTGAATGTCTTGACAATCGCGCCTGCATCGTATCGGAACAGGTCACGGATTGAGGGGGAGAAGGTATCCCGGAACGAGCTTTGCGGGTTTGGCCGGCGCATGAACTTATACGCTGAATCTACCCGCTCGTTTGAATCCCGGTCGGTTACGTCCCACTTGACCGAGCCGATATAGTCAAGGAAGGCTTTCTCGACCATGGCGACATAGGCGTTCCGCGCCATCTTGTCGTTATCGGCTTTCTGGAAGTCCGACCGGTAGACCCCGAGAGAGTTCCATGCAGTCGAGATCGAGATAATAGCGCGCCGGAACTCTTCCTGTTTGAGGATCTGCTGCTTGTCGTATTCCCGCAGTTCGGCATTGAGGTTGTCGTAGGCGTCCGGTACCTGCACGGAAGAGAGCGACTTCATCAGGGTATCGTTGAAGAGCTGGGTGCTGTAGAGGAACTGGGCGTCTTCCACGGCGCGATTCGTCGGCTGGATTGCCAAGAGGTTTGTGCCGTTCTTCATCAGGCCGAGCACATAATCTGAATCTTCTGTGATCTTTTGGATCGGCCGGACACCTTTCTGGATGAATTTTAACTGTTCGCTTTGTTCAGGGTTTGAACAGAGGATGCCGCGTTTCTCGTCGAGCGTGGCAAGGTCATCTATGGAATATTGGTACGATTTTTTAGGAATGGTCTGCATGGGAAACTCCTTGTTGAAAGGAATTACGCCCAGACTAAATAAAGTTTACTTTAAAAAAGAAAGTGAGATTGTTTTAATCATAGTTCGGCGAAATATTCTGATCCTCTTCTTCTGCGAAGCCGGCGATCTGCTTTGACTCGCTCTTCTGGATGATCTTGTCGATGTCGATCTGGCAGGAAGGATCCAACTGTTTTTTCTTCTCTTTTTCAAACTGATCTTGAGTGTACGGGCCGACAAGCACATTCCCGCCGTACTCGTTCAGACCCCAGACCGCAAGAGCGCAGGCTGTAACGCAATTATGGACTAGAATGCCGTTAGCAAAGTACTCTGGTGTCCCCGCCACTTGGATGTTGTAAACTCTTTTTTTTCTCTCGCTGTTTTTTACAATATTCTTTACCTTTTCCAGATTCTCGTATATAATTTTGATAACATTTTCCACTACACCATCTTGATTTTGTGTTTGTGCTTGAGAATGGATTCCCGCAGTGCTCACAAACGAACTCTTTTTTTGGGAATTTCCCCGACAGCCATGTTTTTTTGAGTGTGTCGCTTGACTGTTTCCTTCTTTCAGGAGTTCCCGCGTGGATGGATGCGTGTTTACTTTTCTCAATACATTCGAGATTTTCAATGGAGTTATTATCGGGATTACCATCTGCGTGGTGAATGACTGATCCTCTTGGAATGTCTCCGTAAGTATCGATCCATAACTGCTGATGTAAGGCGCGAGGACATTCTTTCCATTTTCCATGATGCCAGTAATATACTCTAAGTTGCCTTCGTTTTGAGTCCGGATATCTCCGATACGCTTTTCCTCCATACATGATAACTTCGGGTTCCATATGTATGTTAGTGTAGTATCGTTTGTGTTTAATAACTTCACTATCCCCGAAGGAGTGATAATCGGATGTTCTGGCGTTCCCGTTAAACCATACCGATCTATGACCGATGCAATGCGGTTTCGTGTTGCCACAATCGGCCTGTTCCCATCTCTGGTAATAATACAATCTCCAACTTTTAATTGTTCGATCGGAACCTGCCCGGTTGGTGTGAGGATCAGAGTTCCTTTGGTGAAACAATCATCGTGACGGCCCTTGGGAGCCCCGTATTTCATGTACCCGGTCGTTCCCTGCCCCCGGGTCATCATGAAGTCCTGATGCTCCTTTTCGGTCACCGGATCGGGTAAGAGATGCACCGTGTGGTTCTCCTGCGCCATGATGTAGTTCAAGTACAGTTGCGGTTTGCTGACCGATGAGAACACTATCGGGACCACCCGGAGCCGGCCCTGTTTTGCCGCGCCCGGGTACTGGGAATCCATCCGTTCGAGATCTTCAACGACCGGGGCCCCGACACCAGTCTTATCGACAAACAGCCATGCGTTGTTGTAATGCTTGCAGACCGCGTAGATCGTGCCACGAATGAACGACCAGTCCCGGTTTGTGAGCCTGACGGAATTGACCTCGTGGTTATCAGCGGCGTCGAAAGTCTTGATCACGGTAAAGTCGTTGGTGCTGGCGATATCCGCACCGGTCACGTAGTTATGCGCCGGGACCGGCTCCCGGGGAGTACTGGTCATCAATTCTTTCAGATGGGGGAATACGATACCGCCCTCTAGGAACTCTGCCATGACTTCCTGCCGGAACATGAGCTCGGGCATATTCTGTCTCATGCGCTCGATTTCCTTGACCGGGATATACGGGTTATCATAGGTCGTGAAATGGAACGATTTAAACTCCGGATCGTTCTGCTCGCGGTTGTAGAGATCCCAGAACCATCCTTTCCCGTTCGGCGTCGAACAGAACCACCCACACCCTTCTTTCTTTGCAAGTGACGGTTCGAGCACTTCCCAGACTTCAGCGTCAAAGAATGCTGCTTCATCGCCAAATACCCAGTCCAGGGTGTTCCCACGGAGCCCATCGGTGTTCTCGGCAGAACCCATCATGATCTCAGAGCCATTCCGGAGCTCAAATGTCAGCCACTTCGCGGAGGTCTCGGCAATGAACTTAGTCCGGTTCTTGGCTTCGAGTTCCCGAATTATCCTCAAAATCTGTTTGTAGTCCTTATACGCCTGTTTCGCGTAGGGAGCCACGACCATTCCGGTAGAATCCTTTTTTGTAAGCGCGAGACCGGCTCCGGACTTGCAGGCAAAATCCGATTTCCCCCACTGCCGGCCCGCTGCAATGACCTTGTACCGGTGCAGATCGTCATAGACTACCTGCTGGGTCGCGTGGAGTTTCAGGTCAAGTTCGACGGCCATTATTTCACCTTCGGACAGTACTCGAAATAACAGAACCCGTTTCCTTCCTTGTTCCGGCAGTTCGTCCCGCCACGCACGATCCGGGCATCGGTACACTTTGCCTGAATCGTGTTTATCCAGTCCTGTTTATCCATAAATCAACCTCGTTTCGTATTTATTGCCGTCGTGAACACTTATGCCGCAAATCTCACCGGATTTGTTTCTGTGAGTGCTGTGCCACCGCATAATGTAAATTTTCCCTGCCTTTTCGTGATTGAATGGGTATGTCTTGAACACACAGTAACAAGAAGCGCAAGAAAATGGCATATACAAATTTGTGGCTGCCATGTGACTTACCAGATCCGATCCACAAGCAGGGCAATTCCCGGTAAAATCTTTATCACATGCTGCTATTGCATTCTCTAAATATTTGTCAAGATTATTGCGGATCATAGACAAATGCTTTTCTCTGGGAGTGTTCATAATCTCTAAAAGACGACGAGCCTGATTTCGTGTGGGGTTCTCCGGATCTATCGTAACAACCCCTCCATTACATCGATCTTCGCTTCCAGATAATCGCAGCATACCACGAAATCCATCAGGTTCTCATGATAGTCATTGGTGAGCATCTGGTACGTTTCCGGCATCAGGGACCGGTACTGGTACACGAGCGCCGCGAGATACGGGTTGTCGGTACGCACAATACCGGAGGTCATGGTTTCACACCGTATTTTGATTTGA